CATATCAGCCGCCATCCCTAACACATGCTGTCGGCCACGCTTCGTGTTCCATGGCAGGGTTATTTTTTTTTTAAACCTATCTCCTTTGTAAAAACCAGAAACCTTGTAAACAACTGTTCTTTCTTTCTCCTCTGTTTCAAACCGTTTAAAGGAAAAATCTTTATACTTTTCACCTGATAATTCCATACTTACCGCTCCTTTTCACTTTCCGACGTTGCCGCCGAATACATTTTGTCCCCAATATCTATCCCCTTTTCCGTTGAATCCAGCATAAAAGCCGCTTTATCCATTTCATGCTTTTCCGCTTTAATCCCGCCGTCCTGACTTGCTCCTTGTGTGTCGGCCCTCGCCTTATCCGCTTTTGCAATAATCTCTTCAATCTGAGCCTTGATTTTTTCATTTTCCAGGGTCTTCTTATTTAATTCCAGTTCAACCGCCATATTTTCAAGCTCTGCCTGGTGCGCCTGGGCCTGCTTTTCTGCCTCAAGCTGCTCAACCAATTTTTGTTTCCTTTCGTCTGCATCCATATCTTCTTCAAGGGGATCATAACCAAGCAAGGGTTTAATTTTTTCAAGGAATTGTTCTTTGTTCGGCAGGTCTGCCATTTCAAAGGCAATATTCATCAAATGGGGAATAACTTCCGGCGGAGATTTTTTGACCCATTCGATAATCAGGCTCATGTTTTTCTCACGGACAGTATCGGACTTGGGAGAATCAGAAACAACATAATCATACCGGCCCTGGGTAAGATTGTTTTTAATTCCGCCCTCAAACCGTTTGTTAATCTCAAGGAATTTATCAGCACCCGTCATGCGGTCAGTGACTCTCAAAACTTTTGGCCCGGTCCATTCCTTTTGAATGCCGGCACCAATCCTTTCCCCGACCATCTTAACGGATCTTCTTAGATTATCGAACAATGGGGCAGTCATTACTCCTGATTGATTCATTTTCTTGTCCAGGGCTACGCCTGATGTTACGTTTGTCTGATATCCTGACGCCTCACCATTCGCCCCTGATATTTCCTGGATCTCTTTCTCGGATTGTCCCAAAATACCAATCTGGGAGACGGCAAGCTCTTCATTTTCGTCTATCTTGATTTTACTAATGCCGCCATTTTTAACAACAACCATACCATCAAGAGAATTAGCTTCCTTATGGATTGCATCCCATTCCTTTTTCGTACTTGCAATGCCTTCTTCCGCGATAATCCGCCTGGTATTCATCAAAGCCAATGCCATGGACCGTCTTTTATTTACTTCTATATCCTGGCCCCGGATCTGCCTGGGCACTCCATAAGGAAACCCGTATCTATCCACATACCCGACAAAAGGAACAAAGGGATATTGATCGTGCCCCAAGTCCGACGGAGTTTCATCTCTCAAGATAACAGTTGAACAAAAAACAGCGGAAAACATTTTAGGGACCGTCGCCCGGATCAATTCTGAGGAATGCCGGACCATAAGCATCTGTTCTCTTGGGTCTTTGCTGTCGTCTATCTCTTTAACCGATCCATCTTCAAACGTGGCAAAAAGAACAGTTGTCGGCTTAGTGTACCAAATTTCAACCGGGCGAACCCTTCTCCTCGTCCCATCAACCCAGGGAACACCAACGGCAATTTGTTTTAATTCTTCCACTTCCTCTGCTTCATCAGCATCATAAGAATATGTTTCTTTGACTTTTTCAGTTAATGTCGAAAACATCCCGTCAAGATCTTTCTTTTTCTCCGGGTAGGCTGCTTGCAAGGCATCAAGATCAACCCATTTTTGCCAGAATTTATACCGGCAAGTGTCCGCCTCAGCCCAAATATCCGCAAAAGGATCAGAAAAACATTCTTTCCAATCTCTATACTTTACAGAAACAACTTCATGCCGGGGATCTCTATTTTTCCCAACAAAGATATTGCCGACACCTGGAATGATCTGATTTTTAAACGCCTGGGCAATAAGATAATACCCGGAACTTTGATCCATCACAAATTTAACCGACTCCGACATCGTTTGGGATATCTCTGAATCTTTCGACGTCCTGGCCTTGGCTGTAATGTCATGCCGGTTGATAGCCTGGGAGCCTAAAATCAGATTTACCGCAGGAAAGGTCCGGTTAATGGTGATAAGGTCAATACCTTTCATTTTGTAATCTTCTATCTCGGCTGGCGTGGCCTGTAATCCATCATACATTTCTTCATCGGTCCAAGATTCCCCTCGCCATGCCTTGCTTACTAAATGCGCCTCTTCTACATACGCTGCCCATTTCCTCAATCTTTTTGGTATCATCATCTTTTTGGCCTATACCCTACGTTATTTGTTTCAATTTCTGGCGTTATAAGTGACATCATCACCGCATCGGCCAAGTTGGGGCTTTCAATTTTCAATAATCGTTTCATTTCTATTTTTGTCATTATCTGAATCAATCCGTTGCCGGTTGGCTTCCGTGGGATACGGCAAATCTCTGAGCGCAACTGCTGCAAGTCTTTTATATCTGAAGAAAAGGAAATCATGGTGTCTGGGTCAAAATACTGGCCCTTTATGACAGCCAAGTATGTCCGATAAACCCTATCTCGCAAATACCAGTAATATTGCGCGCGTCTATTCCTAAAAGTTTCATAGTTTGACCGGCTTTTATTCTCATCTGTAATCATTTTGCCGGGATCTTCATAAATTTCATCCGGGTTTTCTACGCCGTTGCTGCCTTTGAACTCTACAGCCTTAATAGCCTTGCCTTTAAAAGAGTCTCTAACCTGACGACGCAAAGAAACACCCATGCCATCGCAATCCCAGACAAAATGATCTGCACCGTTTTCAATGGCAAAATCCGTGGCCCAATCGCAACCGTCATTGACATCCCCAAATTTTTTAGACTGAGCATCTAAAAAAACAGACCCATGCCGGAAAGCCAAGCCTTTATCATCCGGCCCCAGGTCAGACGGATCATGCGAGGCAATCTTTGCGCCCCTGGGCTTGAATCCTAACTTTTTGTGAGCATCTATGCAGGCGTCAAACCAATCAGCTGATATGATCGAATTCTCAATAGAATCGTTGTATTTTCCCTCCCAGACATGATCATAAAGCGCCCTTTCAAGGGTTTCATAGTCGTATTTTCTTTCTTTCTCCAGAACAGCGGGAAACCAGGGGTTGTCGGAGTGGTTGACGATAATAATTAAGTGCATATCGTCCTCAAAATATCCGTCACGATCCAATGCTGTTTGATATGGGACTATGAATCGCTGAGAGAAAGGGTCAGCACTGGACATCACATTACCCGTAAACCAAATTTCAGAATCTTCTACCCTGACAGTAGGCGTTAATATTTTAATCGAATCCTTGGATAGAAATTGGGCTTCTTCCACCCAGAAATATTTAAATCCCTGCATAGATTTAATGCCGCCAATGGATCTGGCCAGGCCCCTAAAACGCAATTTCCCGCCATCATTGTGATCGATATATGATTTCTGAATTATAAACCCAGGGATTGCCAGTCGTTCAATTTCTTCTTGAAGCAGAGCGTGGACAGAATCCTCAATACTGTTCTGATATTCCCGGAAACAACCGACTTTCGCAGCCTCAGTCTGAACTTTCATGGCCATGATGTCTCCAATGGTGGTGCTTTTTGCACTGCCACGTCCGCCGATAATAACCTTGAACCTTTTCGGAATCTCAATTAATGGCAATAACTTCTCTGGGATATCCATTGCAGGCATTAAGGATTTCCCCCGCCAGGCCGAATAGCATTAACAGTCCAGACCATATCTCTCTTTTTCCCATCATCAGGCTCAGCATCATCCTTGATGTTATACGCCTGCCTCTCAAGGGCAATCCTTTGCGCCCTGACGGCTGCCAGATCTTTCAACGTTTTAGCTTTTTCGGATACTGTAAGATCAACATCGATGGAGCTAATATCTCCCTGAAATGATGCAAACTGGCCTCTCTGGGGCTTGGCTCCAAGCTCAATTAAAAAAGTCTCTTCCAGTTCACGCAGGGCTCTGATCTCTACCCTGTGCCGCAGTTGGACATTGGTTCCGACATCGGCAGCCGTTTCGATATACTCATCATCTGATATCTTGTTACCTGTAACCGAACTTGTAACTAAACTTGTAACCAGTTTTTCTTTGATCCGCTTTTGCACTTTTTCAGCAAAGTTTCGGGTCCAGCTTTTTTGCTTGGCTTTTTTGATAATGGCAACATGAGTGACGGTTGTTTTCCAAACCTGTGAATTGACATGATCTGCTTCATACTGGGCGCAAATTTCGTTCAAAGATAGAGACCCAGCTCTATAAAGCTGTTCTATGCTGTCCCAATCTATGTACTTCCTTTTAGCCATCAGTGAATCTCTCCATATTGGGGGTATGTGGTAGGTGGGGTCAAAATTAATACATTTTCCCTTTTAGGTTATTATTTGGGAAATGTAAGCTTAAAAAAAAAGACAATCAATTATTTTTATTGATTGTCTTTTTACTTTAGGGTGAAAACTCTTTAAAAAATTAAAATCTACCTCATTTCAATCTCAAGAGGTATTTTGTCAAAATCTCCAAGCAGGTTACAATTCTCGCTGGCCAAAGGGAAAGCCTTCCTGATTGACCTGATGACAATCGACGTATCTCTTCTGGCTTTTTTAAGATTGTCTTTCACAGCTTCATACTCAACCAAAGCTTTTTCAATGTTCCAGAACGTATCCATGGTGGCCTGGAGGAACGATGCCACGGCCAGGGGTGATATTACATCACGTCGGGTTGGTTCCTGGATATATGCCCCTGTTTTGCGGATCTGGGGCAAAACTTCTGACGTTACCCATTTTCTGAATT